AACGCTAATGCTACAGCAGCATATCTAACCGTTGCAGGTACAGACGCTTATGAGTCTGGTAAGTTTTACACAGCAGCTGATACGATTGACATTGTTCTTAACAATGCTGCAGACGCAGCGGTTATGACTTTGACAGCCGTAATGGTTGATTGCTCAGAGTAAATTAGTCGGGGGGCTTCGGCCCCCCTACTTATAAAGGAGACGGTATGGGTAAAGGTATGAAACATTATTTCCGTGATGGGACTGAACATAAAGGTGGCACACATAAGATGCCTAATGGTCAGTTACACTCTGGAAAGACACATGGAAAAACTAGTAAGCGTTTATATCATTTTAAAGAGTTAAGCAAAACAGCTCAAAAAAAGGCTAGAGCATAATGGCTAAAATCGACAAGTCTAAAATGGCATGTAACAAACCGAAACGTCAAGTTTCTGGTGGTAAGAAGTTTGTTGTAAAAGCATGTCAAAATGGTAAAGAAAAAATTATTAGGTTTGGCGATGCAAATATGAAGATCAAAAAGAATCAACCGGGCAGGCGCAAGAATTTTCGTGCAAGGCATGGGTGTGATACACGACCACCCTCCAAAATGACTGCTCGTTATTGGTCGTGTAAGAAATGGTAATACTATGGCAGCACCAAAAGTAAAATCTAAGAAAGATGCTTGTTACTATAAAGTAAAAGCTCGCTACAAAGTTTGGCCCTCAGCATATGCTTCAGGGGCTTTGGCTAAATGTAGAAAGGTTGGTGCAGCTAACTGGGGCAACAGTAAAAAGAAGAAATGATATGGGTAGTGTAAGAAAAACAGAAGCAGGTGCTAATTTAAAACGATGGTTTAAAGAGAAGTGGGTAGATGTAAGAACAGGCAAGCCGTGCGGAAGACAAAAGGGAGAGAGTCGTGCTTACCCTTATTGCCGCCCGTCTAAGCGAGTATCATCCAAGACCCCCAAAACGGCCTCGGAATTGTCGGCTTCTGAAAAACGTAGTCGCTTGGCTCAGAAGAAAAGTTCGAAGAAAGTTGAAAGAGTTACAAGAAAAACGTAATATAAAAAATGAAAGGCGGTAAAAATGACAAGATGGTTAAGAAACATTAAAGATGGTGAGATTTATGGTTGGAATGCAGTTCTAGCTGAAAACCCACTAACTGAAGAAGTTACTGAGGAAGAAGCATTTCCTGAAAAACATATACCTAAAAAACAACGTGGTCGTCCAGCAAAAGTAGATTTGAAAACTGAAGAGATTCCTGATCCAAAAGGTGAAACTCCTCCTGAGTTAGCTGAAGAAGCTAGTAAAGGTTTAGAGCGAGCTAGAAATGATCAAGGACATTATATTGCAGATGACCCAAATACACCACAAAACGAAGCATGGGTTGAAAAGAAGTGATATTAAATGATGTAATAACAGAGGCAAGACGAATACTACAAGATACTGTGTCTCCACAAAGATACAGTGATACTGTAATGTTAGGTTTCGCAAACCAAGCGTTAAAACGTATTGCTGTTTTGCGACCTGATCTGTTTGCTATTATTGCAGATATACCTACTACACAAAACGAAGTGGTACAGTCAATGCCTGCTGATTCAATTCGTTTATTAGAAATTTATTCTGTAAAAGGTGGTGATGGAGTTATTGAAACTAATAGAGAAATATTAGATCAATCACTACCAACTTGGATGAATACTACAGCTGGCCCTGCTATTAACTTTATGCGTCATGTTAGAAACGCAAACAAATTTTTTATATATCCAAAAGCTCCTGCTAACCAAACATTGATAGGTGAGTATGCACAGACTCCTCCTGTTTATGCTGGAGATGCAACTGTAGCTTTACTACCTGATGCTTATTTTCCTGTTGTTATAGATGCAACTGTGTTTTTAGCTGAGTCAGTAGATAATGAGCATGTTAATTCTAATAGAGCACAATTATTCCAAACTTCGTTTACCCAAGCTCTAGGGGTGGCTGCACAAAGCAGAGCTATTACTGATACAGAACGAGGCGGATTAGATGAGGAGGATGTTGCATAATGCCTACATATACAACTAGAACCTTCCTCGACATTGTTAATCGGCTTTCTCCTAGTGTGCCCGGATGTCCTACTCCTGTTATAGAGCAGTATGTTCGTGATGCTGCTATTGAAGCATGTGAACGTACTTTAGCTTGGCGTTACGAGCAACCTAAAATAAGATTAGTACCCGGTGCACATGATTATGCGTATGAGACACCCGATGATGCCGAGGTTCATGCGTTTCTTACTGCCACAGTAAATGGAAGGGTTTTGAAACCAATTACTATTGAACAGCTGTATGATATATACCCTAAATGGCCTAATCAAGATGCTAACGAACGAGCAGAGCCATGCTATGTAACACAGCTTGATCCTGACAATTTTTCTGTTGCACCTATTCCGGATAACAGTACAACATATGATGTAAGAATGATTGTTTGTCTAAAACCTTTGCGAACAGCAACTAAGATGGACAAAAAGTTTTTAGACGAATTAGAGAATGTTATAATGCACGGAGCGTTACAACATCTCTTGGTGCTGCCTGACAGAACATTTAGTGATAGGGAGTTAGCTTCTTATCACGCTAAGCAGTTTGCATTTAAGTTATCTGAGCGTAGAGCTAGAACCAACTTAGGTGCTGCAAAAGCATCTATGCGGGTGCAAGCACAGAAATTTGCGTGAGGTGATTTATGGCTGAGGTTATTAGATTAGTAAAAGGAGACGAGCTTCCAAACATTATAGTTACTCTTACAGATGACGTTGCTAACGCACCATTTAATGTATCTGCTACTTCTACTGTAGTAAGAGTAAAGTTTAAAGCTGTAGGTGGTACAACTACTCTTAGCACAATTACTTGTACTAACCTTACAGATGGTACAGATGGTAAAGTACAATTTAACTTTGCTAATGGTGTTCTTGATGTAGACCCCGGTGAGTATGAAGGTGAAATAGTTGTAGATCAGAATGGTAGTCTACAAACAGTTTATGATGTATTAAGATTTAGAGTAAGGTCTAATTTTTAATGGCTAATGTAAAAGTATCTAGCTATGTTGCAGCTACTATTATATCCGCTACTGTATCAGTAGGTAGTGTAAGTGCTTCTTACGATTATAAGACAGAAGCAATTTCTATAGCCGCTAGAGCTTCTTCTATTAGTTTTACAACAGAACTTGTGCCTATGAGGGCATTGGCTCCAGAGTCTGTAAGTATAACTGACGCATCTCCTATTTTAGAAATAGATAAAGTTTCTGGTGATACACTTCTTATATCTGAATCGCCTGTTATGGCTGTTGATATAGTTAAAACTGATTCAGTTAATATAACAGATACACCTAATAAAATTATAAATTCTAACATAGATTTTGATTTATCTGATCCTGATGTTGATCCAGACCCTGTTAATGTAGCCGATGTGCCTGTACTAAATCCATCAATAGTTAAAACAGATTCTATAACTGCTTCTGATTCTCCTATAAAACAACCAAATAAAGTTACTACAGATAGTGTAACAATGGCCCAATCTATTGGGCCTTTTAATATTGGTAAGAACCCAACTGACTCTGTAACTGCTTCTGAAAGTGATTCAAAAACTGTAACTACAGCTAGAACAGATTCAGCGTCTGTAACAGATTCTCCTGCAAAAACTATAACACCAGCAGGTAAAACAGATTCTGTAACAGTTGCTGATACTCCAGTTAAGCAACCAAATAAAATTACTACAGACAGTGTAACATCAGCTGAGTCTATAGGCCCATTTAGTATCGGTAAAAACCCATCTGATTCTGTAACTGTTTCTGATTCTCCTGCAAGCACTGTAACTACATCTAGAGCAGATTCTGTAACGTCTTCTGATTCTCCTGCAAAAACTTTTACAACAGCTAGAACAGATTCTGTAACATCTTCTGATGCACCAGTTAAAAACATTACACCAGCAGGTAAAACTGATAGTGTTACAATAGCGGAAAGTTTGGGGCCATTTGTTATTGGTTTGAATCCAACAGATACTGTAAATGCTACAGAAAGTATTGCTACACAATTAATATTAGGTGAATCTACTCATCTTTACCCAACTAGAGTTTCTGTGTTTGACGGTGCAGAAACAGGTCAAGTTAAAGGGTTTCATATAGGCAACAGTGATGTAGCGTCTCGTGTAGCTGATACACAATACCAAATGAATGATGAATTTAGTTTACTTAACGATCATTATATTGGTGGTGAAAATAGAGATGGTATAAGGTTTTATAACAGAGTATTTGAGCAGGACAGGTTTAGACTTAGAAACGTTGATTATTCTGCACAGATAGCAAATGGTGATAGTTTACTAAATAGCACAGTAATATGGGATTCTGCTACTGATGGTGCAGGAGTCAAAGAGTTTACAGGTATCATAAATGGTGCAGGTTTAATTGGACAACCTATTGTAAACTCTGATACAATAACTTACGGTGATTTAGTAAATGCTGGACTATTAGTTAATTTTATATATACTGATACCAGTGATTCACCAACAACAGGTTCTCATGCGGTGAACGGGCATTTCTTAAATGAAACACCAATGGGAGCAGGATCACATTAAAAGGAGATGGACATGATAAATGATTCTATAAAACTTACGGGTGAGCTAAAGCTTACTCTAACACGCCCTGACGGACATGTAAAACATGAGGTCATTGTACCTAATCTTGTTGTTACAACAGGTAAAAATTTTATTGCGTCAAGGATGAAAGATGCAACTGCTACGGCTATGACCCATATGGCTATTGGAACTGGTAGTACGGCAGCAGCTGCAGGAAACACAACTTTAGGTAATGAGGCAGGCAGAGTAGCTCTTACTTCTACTACTGTAAGCGCAAACAACGTAGCTTATGTAGCAACGTTCCCAGCAGGGACAGGTACAGGAGCTATTACAGAAGCCGGATTGTTTAACGCAAGTTCAAGCGGTACACTATTATGCAGAACTGTTTTTTCAGTAATTAACAAAGCAGCAGCTGACACATTGGGTATAACTTGGACAGTAACTGTAAACTAAGGAGTTAGATATGAGTGTCAAGTTTGCAAATAATGCCCATTCAACCTTAGCTTCTAGTATTACTACTAGCGCAACTAGCATTACAGTTGCTAGTGGTCAAGGCGCCCGTTTTCCATCTCTTTCGAGTGGTGAGTATTTTTATGCAACCTTGATTGATACATCTAATAACCTTGAGATTGTAAAAGTTACAGCTAGAAGTACAGATGTTCTTACTGCTACAAGAGCACAAGAAAGTACAACAGCTAGGGCTTTTGCCAGTGGCGATAGAATAGAACTTCGTGTTACAGCGCAAGGAATAGTAGATGCTACTACTATTCAAGCTGACCAAGTTGTGAACTCTATGATTGCTACCGATGCTGTAAATGCAGATTCTATTGTAGCTAACGCTGTAGGTGCTTCAGAACTTAATGTTTCTGGTAATGGTACTGCAGGTCAGGCTTTATTGTCTGATGGTGATGGCACGTTTTCTTTTGGTGATATAACTCAAAACTTTGTAAAAAGAACAGTAATAACCAACAACAATAGGTATGCACACAGTAGCACTAGTGATAGTGGAAATGTTTGGACAGGCAGTTTTACAAAAGTACATGACAGTGACACATCAGCTATATTCTTAACTTGGATGGCAAAGTCTTATGCTACTAGTGCAGATTTTTCCGGTGTTTATTTAGATATAGACACAGGAACTACACATAATACTGATAATTCAGATGCTTTTAAAGGTGTTGGTTACACAGACAACGGTGAACAAGCAGTGCATTGGGGTCACAAACGAGTAGACCGTTCAAGTTTAGATGCTGGAACTCACAATGTAATATGGGGTTGGAGGACAAGAACTGGTTCTTCTAACAAACCCGGACAGGTTTTAAATCCAAATCAAAATGATGACTCTAGAATGCACAGCTCTGGGTTCTTTTGTTTCATTGATGAGATATTAAAGTAGGGGGTATGTAATGGCAGTATACATGGGTTATAAATGGCACGAAGACGAAAACGGTAAAAGAACTAAGGTTCATATTGATGATGCTATTTCTTCGTTTGATAATTTTATAGGTTATCAAGGTGATCCACCGACAACGGAAACACAGTTTAAAAACTTAAAACCTATAGGTGGAACAAAAAGTTTAACTGTTTGGAAAGAAGATACAACTGCACCAACTTGGGCAGCGGTACAAGCAAAACAAACAGAACTAACCACCAAAGCTCAAACTGATATAGATACTAAAATTTCTGCTTATAGAAAACTATCTCTGTCAGATGATGAGATTAATGCTCTTGATCCAAATCTACTTCAAGAATAGGAGTCTAGCATGGGAGTCAAAGTAACAAATAACGGGTTCGGAACTCTCTCAGCAGGTATCAATAGTTCTGCTACTACAGTTACTGTTGACTCTGGACAAGGTGCTCGATTTCCAACTTTAGGTAGTGGTGATTTTTTCTTTGCTACTCTTATTGATACATCCAATAATCTTGAAATTATAAAAGTTACAGCTCGTTCTACTGATTCTATGACAGTTCTACGAGCACAAGACAATACTACAGCTCGTTCTTTTTCTATCGGTGATAGAATTGAACTTAGACCTACCGCTGCATTATTTGAAACTGCACACTTAGATAATACTCCTACATCTACAGGGTCTTTTGGTTTACCAAAAGGCACTACAGCACAACAACCTTCAGCAAGTGCTACCGAGGGTCATATTAGATACGACACTGATGATAACGTTGTATATTATTCTAACGGTACAAATTGGTTAAAAATTAACGCTCTACAAGTAACTCTTAGTTCTGTTTCAGGGAATATACTTGCTGGTGCTGCAAGTAATTTAACATTAGCAGGTACTAATTTTGGAGTAGGTAATCTAGTTGTATCTTTTACACCTGCGGGTGGCTCAGCATCAACTGTAACTGTTAACCCGTCATCTCAAACTGCTGCTACTGTAGCAGTTCCTGCAGCTATTTATGGGCAATCTGCAGGTACAGTCATCACTATTTCAGTTACTAATTCTGATGGTACTACTTCTGGTAATGTTAATTCAACTGTTATAACTGCGCCATCAGGAGGAACTATAACAACTTCTGGTAATTTCCGTATTCATACTTTTAATTCTTCTGGTACATTTGTAAATACTATTGGTAGTCTTTCTGTTGAGTATCTTGTACTTGCTGGAGGCGCAGGCGGTGGAAGTGATCTAGGTGGAGGCGGCGGAGCTGGCGGATATCGTTCGTCTGTTTCTGGCGAGTCTTCCGGTGGTGGTGCGTCTGCCGAATCAGCACTTACTCTTTCAGCTCAAAGCTATACAATTACAGTTGGTGCAGGAGGTGCAGGTGGTGCAGCAACTACTAGAAACACAGAAGGCACTCGTGGTACTGATGGTTCAGCTTCATCTATTGCTTCCTTAGTTACGACTGTAGGAGGCGGCGGTGGAGGTGTTTATGGAGCTGCATCTACATCATTGAAAAATGGCCGAGGTGGTGGTTCAGGCGGTGGCCCGGGTTCACCAGAAGGTGGAAATACAGGCGGCGGAGGTGCAGGAACAACTGGTCAAGGTTTTGCAGGTGCTGCAGCTGGTCATCCTAATCCATATTCTTCAGGTGGAGGCGGTGGCGCTGGCTCTATAGGGGTAAGTCCTTCAAGTGGAACTGTTGGTGGAAATGGTGGAAATGGAGTTTCATCTTCAATCACTGGTTCTTCAACTGCAAGAGCTGGCGGAGGCGGCGGCTCAGCTTATGCTAATGGAAGCAGCGGAACTGCTGGTGGTGTAGGTCAAGCAGGCGGCGGTAACGGCGGATATAACAATAGTAGTAGTACCGGGCCGGGTACAAATGCCAATGCTTATTCAGGTTCTGGCGGCGGTGGAAGTTCTTGGGCTAGTGGCCCTGTACAGGCTGGTAATGGAGGCTCAGGAGTAGTAATCTTGAGGTATGAATTATAATGGCACATTTTGCAAAAGTACAAGAAGGTATAGTTATAAAAGTAATTGTAGCTGAATCAGATTTTTTTAAAACATTTGTTGATAATGAACCCGGAGAATGGGTACAAACAAGTTATAATACAAGAGGTGGTAAACACTTAGATGGTGGAAAACCACTAAGAAAAAATTATGCAGGAATAAATTATAATTATGATGGTGTAGGATTTTATGCTCCTCAACCATTTCCATCATGGACATTAAACAAAGAAACTTATTTATGGGAACCACCTTCTTCTTATCCAGATGATGGTAAATTTTATGAGTGGGATGAAGGTGCAAAAGGATGGCAAGAAATTGATGCTTAAAGAGATAAAAAGAACACCTCTTGTTATGATGCCCGATGGTAAATTTTTACGGGGTGATGAGTTTGTAGCAGAAGGAGTGGT